GTTTTTTATCTCCAAAACATACCGACTTGAATGTCTCAAATCGGTTGTTTGAAGTTGTGTTGTCGTAGAAACGTTTAAGAATTCCCAATCAGAAACATAGGATGAAAGTGAATATTTATTACCATTGACATCAGATGAATATAGCCCAGTGAAGTCAGAGAGATAGTTGTTGTCAATCACGAAAATCCGCCGACAGTGAATGTGATATTTAAATTCGCTTCCTCCAAAAGTGGAAGGTCGCCTTTGTTTTCAAATATAAGATTCCCAGTTCCGGCTTCAACGGTCATGTCATTTGAGGCCAACTCAAGCCCAGAAACAAATAAAACAGACGGCAATTTTGACAAAAGTCCAATTACACCATTCTTTCTGATTGTCGTTTCTGAGTAGGGGAAATAAAGTGGATTTAGATAGTCTTTAAGTGAAGTGACAATTGATGTTGATGCAGTAACAATTGACATTGAGTTCTCGATTGCAACGGAAGCATTTACCTGTGGATAAACAATTCTTGAGCCAAGCACTTTGATGGACAAGCCAGCAATTGTTTTGTCAACGACATCTCGCTGTATTGCAACTTTCTGCAAAATATTTATAGAAGCGCTGTTTCCGTAGACATAGGCTGTCGTATAGCCAGGAACCTCTGCGGCAGTTACGGAATCATCTAGTTCTCCATCTGTAAGGTCATAAACCTTTACTCTCTTGACTTCTGGATATGTTGATGCAATGTATTTTTCTATTTGATTCGGACCAACGAGTGCCTCACTTAGTGATGAAAGAAATGTGACACCCCTAGCAAGGTACTCACCATCATCTTCCGGCTCTTCGCCCTGTATGAAATCATCCTGAGCGGTAACCGAGTTTACCTGTGTGTTCAGGTTGAGGATAGTGAGGGAATCTCCATCGGTGATGGTTGGGACGGTTCCCGTATCCATGGCCATCAATCTGACAATTGCGCTTGGGAGTGGCGTGGCAGGTTCGTCTTCCAAGTCTTGTGTTACATCTTCAATATTCACGGCTCCATCTACTTGATAATATGTTGTTATCACCTCACCAAAAATTGATGTTTCGTGAACAAATGTTGTACCGCTCGGGATGGTTGCTCCGTTATAGGTCAGCAACTCAACATTTACGGTAACGGTTGCATTGCTCCCGTTGGTTCTCTGCACACCCATCATTGCGAGAACGCCCTCCATGAGTCTGTTGGGCAGTGCATTAATATGACCCACAGAAAGCGCCGTCATGTATGCCATTGCCTGAAATATAGAGTCTTCAATTGTTCCAACTCGCAATTGAAATTGCGGAATGTTCATTTGAGCGATTTCAACGGCATTGAGGTACACCTCACTAGGCTGCTTATCGTAAATGCGCATATTCACGTATGGGGAAAAATCAGCAGCCATTATTACACCGTTCTGTAGGAAACATTTAAGAATGTTGAATTTGATGAACTCGTTACCTCAGTGTCCACGTTGGTTACGGCTATCTCTGGGATAAATCTTGCTGCTTGGATAATAAAATTTCCACGGTCAATATTCCTGTACGAGGGGTCAAACACGCCAAACTGGGGTTTTAATGGATGAGTTCCAGGCTCCGTCAATGCAGTGAAGCTCAGAAGTTGCCTATAGAAAGCATCTGACCCATCTTCGTGTTTCTGTAAGCCAGTTGCATCAAATCTTAAAGGAAATGCGATTGTATCCATTATGCGTTCTCCAAGGTGGTAACACGTTGAGCAAGAGATGTCACCTGCGCCTGAAGCGATGCCACCGTTACTTTGGTAGCAAAAATATCAGCTGACACATTAAGTCTACCAATAATTATGGCTTCCTCAATCGTGTGCCCTAGAAAACCAACCACAACGGCTTCTAGGTTTTTGGGAGGATTGGATTTGGTTGCATTTAGGAACCTTATTTTATGTAAGGTCAACGACATATCGCCCACCGCCACCGAGCACCTCAAATCTGAGCCAACAGCAGTTATTTGACCAATATACAGACCACCACCAATAGATGGGAATTGTGCCCCATTATTGTAATTTATATAATCTGGGACTGCTTGATTTTCGTGAGCCATATCAACCTACTGTATACGGAGGGAACGGAGGACTAACCGTAATGCTTGATTGTCTTTCCTCAATGAATGGAATAATCGTTGCAGGTCCAACCATCTCTCCTTTGAAAATCGGCCCGACAGGGAGTTGCACGATATCCTTTGGGTCACGTTCTATGGTCATGAAAGAAATCGATACTGGGTTTGGTGACAATTCCTCGTAATCTACGGAACTAATCAGATAGTAGCCAGTAAACATTGGTATACCGTCTAGAAAAACAGTCATGCCAGGTCTGAGTGAAATGCCATTTGTTCGTGTAATGCTTGCGCTTCCCTGTGCTTCAAGTGGGTCGTTGTCTGATTTTCGCATTTCCGGTAGTGAGAGTAACTCAAAATCTTTTCCCAACTTGCCCGGAACCAATGGGATAAACCTTCTGACTACTTGTTTTAATTCCTTTTTACCAGTTTTGTTATTCTTTTTTTCTTCTAGTACTGCAATGGCGGTTGTCCCCCATTTTGTCAATAGCCACTTCATTGAAGCGAAGTAAAGTGTCCCATCTGCTTCAAAAATCTTAAATTTTGCAGAACTTGCCAAATTTTGTAGCACGTTCCATAGCGAATCAGCCTGGGCGGTGCCGCTTGCTTTATTGATTTTGACTGCTTTTGATGTTTCTTCACCAACAAACTTCAAGCCATACTTCAATGCTGCGGCTCTTGCGAAAGCTGTACCACTCGAGCTTGATGTGGCACTAGGATTTTTATCTCTTTTCATCTGCTGAATTGCCTTGGTACGGCATTTCACATTCCAGATTGGGTTATACCCTTGGCTTTGCGAAACAGAAACTTCCGCAATCTCCATTGGGAGGGTTATGTATCTTAACGATGAATCACCATCTGCATTAAATTCTGACTCAGCCATTGATTTCGTCGTATACAGAACATCGGTAGTCACTTGGAAATAATTATTTTGAGCAAACATGAATCCCGTATCAAATATGTTCATGTTGAGCTCGGTTACCATATCCATACTGTAATTAACCTGACAGTCAAGGACTGAACTAAGAATGTTTTCCATGACACCCTTGCTGAGATTGCCAATCTGTATGTTTAAAGGGTCTACTTCAAAAATCATGTTTGTAGCAATTCTGCTATCGTCAGCCATTTACCTTGGATTTCAGTGCATGGCTCTTTGCATGGAATTGGTGGACATTTCTTTTTTGGGCATATTTCAATTGGAGGGATAGCAACTATATCGACTTGCTCAATCGGGCATTCTTGTAGTGTCATAGTGCATGACGCTCGAGAAATTTGATTAGGCAAAGATGCAACAGTCGGCCCTTCGTTTGATGGCGGTGTCCGTTGTACAGACTGAACCGCAAAGTCGGTTATTACGAATTCAACACCCCGACCTTGTGTGTATAGCGGATATCTAAGCTCTTTATCAAAAAATGTATCCATATTTAGGAACGAGACTGGATATGGGGCTGTTGCCATCTGTCTCAGAAGATTAATTTTTTCATCTACTGAAAAGTAAAATCCAAATCCGTCTCTTGGTTGTGCAATATCACTTGATGTCCTGTCAACGAGTTCAAAAGTAAAAGATACTTTTAGTAGTTGGAATCCAGACCAGTCAACAATTGGATGCCTACCAGTCCTGTTTATTTCAGTCCAAACAGAACTTAGACCCGAATATGCTACATCTTTTGGGGCAAAAGGGAATATGAATCTTCGCTCGGTGGGTACGAGTGTTTGTGTTTTGGCCCCATTTTCGCCTTCTGAAACTTTTACATATTGATATTTTTGTACTAATTGAGGTGCGGTTCCTTCGGCTGCTGGTGGTGGCTGATACCCAATTAAACCACGTGTTATTGGGATTCTAATAGTGGTTGGTTTTCCTGGAGCACCCCCATTTGTTCCAGCACCACCGGGATTTGAATTTCTTGTAACATTATCAAACAGCACGTTGGCTCTAGCATTTGCGCGTGCTACTGCAGTTGGTCTTGGAATACCTTGTGACACAAGAAGTTTTATTCTTGCTTTAATAAATTCTTCTTTGAATTTTTCTTTTGCTTGCTTAAAAGTTAACTTTTCAGTAGCCATAATTGAAGTGATAAGACGCTTGACATTGTCTTTTGTTATTTGCGTAACAGCCTGCTTGGTCGTTACCCTTATGCTAGGAACACCTGCGCTTTCTTCGTTTGGAGACAAATCAACCGCATCGTCGGAACCTCCAGTAAGGACTTTTGGAGTATTAAAAAACTTTGAAAGATTGTCTTTGCTTCTGATGCCACTTAATCCTTCAACATTAAAAATCACCCCCCAGCCATCATTCCAGTTTTGTCCTAAAACAAATACAAAACCGTTAAGCGTATGTATTGTGTCAACAATTTTTGCTTTAATGATTGAGTTGTAATAATCTCTCCACTGATTTGCTTCGGAAAGAGTATTGTAGGCGCCAAGGTGCTTTCCCGTTGCCGGCTGGTAACTTGCTGTACTTTCTAATCCAACGGCAGTGAAACGAGCTTGTGAATCAACAGCAGCTAGATACACGGAGTTCCATACACCACCAACTTTGTTAAATTT